GAGACCGTTGCGGCGGCTTTGTCTAATAAGGCGCCCGCGGGGTTTGGCTTCGGGGATGCGATACAGGAAATTGCGACCACCAGCGCGGAGGAATCCTATGAGACATACTGCGCCAAGGTAGACGCTGTACTGGATGCGATGCCTGACAAGACCGCAAAACTGGTGCGGGCCTATCCGCCGGCAGTGTACGGCAATGCAGGTACTACGATATCGCTCTTATACAAGGGCGATGCGAACTACGCGGTCCTATCCAATATCGGCAGTGCAGACGTGGGGCTATGCGGATGGCGGATGTTCAAGCTACGCTATCCATCGTCGTCGAGTCCAGCAGTGTGGATGCCGTTTGAATGGGAGAATCCGCCCATGAAAATCGGTGTCGAGTACCGCACCACTGAGCGATACGACGGCAAACCTGTGTTTGTGATGGCCGTGAACGGCGGGGCATTCCCGGACAACTCGTCAAAGATAATAGAAGTCCAAATCCCGGATACCAGCGGACAGGTAAAGATGCTGGATTGCTATGGCGTATTGGACAACGGAACGCAAATTCCAGGGCTTTTTGGAGAATCTGTTTTCGACGCATCAAACTATCTTGGTCTGTTTACACAAAACGGGAATGGGAAGTTCACAATTTCGGTCGGGTCTGGCCGTACAGTCGGATTAAACTTCACCCTATTCTTGAAATACTGGAAGGAGGGCACATGAAGATCATCAAATACCGGTTGGCAACAGAGATCAACCACGGCACTCCCGAGGAGCCGGATATCGAGACGGTGCTGTCCGGTGTTACGATGCCTTACACGGAAGCGAATTACGCTATCGCCCAGGCGGAGGCGTATCAAGGGCAGATCACCGCGGAGGATGATGGAGCCCCCGCGCCGCCTCCCACAGCCCAGGAGCAGCTGCGGGCAGATGTGGATTTCTTGGCGGCCATGCAGGGGGTGGCGTTGTGACAGTGTATGATATGGCGAGGGCCTACTATCCCCGCCTTTGGGATGATGGCCGTCTGAATCAGCTGATAGCCGCCGGGCGGCTGTCTGCCGAGGAAGCCGCACAAATCAGGGCAGATTCGCAAGCTCCGGCATCCGCGGCCAAGTAATCGCGCCTGGAAAATGCTCCTGTTGGGGCACATCCCGCAGGGCCTGCCGGTAGGTTTTGACCGCCTCCAGCGACTGCGCGTCCAATGGAGAATCCGGCAACACCGCCCAGTCTGTGGCCGCCAAAAGCCGGTCACGCCGCGCCCGGATTTCATCCGCGGTTTCCGGCACCTCCTCCACGGTGACCTCACCTTGCCATGCCTCAGACAAGGCCATCTGGTAGTCGGTCTCCGTGGTGTAAGGCATGGAGACATCGGAGAGTACGGTTTCCATCATCGGCTTCTCCGGGGTTCCGTGGTTGGCCTCCGTAGCCAGTTTGTATTTCAGGATCTTCATGGTGTTCACCTCAATCAGTTGTTTTTGTGTAACGCAAAACCAGATATACATAACTGGCGGATACATCCGAATTTGTCGTGATCCGGATATTGGAGGCATTGATCTGAATACTGTCAAGCGCAGGCGTTTCGATCAGATTGGCACCCCCCATCATCCCTGTGTATGAGACAAGCTGGCCGAAACTCTCTATCCCATGAGAAACGTCTTTGTATGTGGCATTTGGTGCCTGACCGAAACTGATTGCTTTTGCATAGACAGGCTTGTTGTTGTAGCTCTCGACTGTCCGGTACTCAACACCCAGTTTCATGGGCGGATTGATCCATTCGAGTGGCCCCCAAACGCCATTCCTGCAGATGCGGCGTGCTTGATTTTGTGCGCCTTGGTTAAGTGACCAATATTCCTGTAGGACATTTTGGGCATCATAATTTGTAACCCGCGCAAATATGTAGCGTGACTCACCGTTTCCGGGTGCCATGTCAGGAGCATTTTGCGGACTACTTGATCCCCACCGATACCAGCCATTTTCCCAGATAGTGTTTAGGTCATCACCAGAGGTAAGTTCTTTGGATTGTCCGCCCAGCCCAAACCCCGCGGGCGCCTTATTAGACTAAGACACCCTCCTGCTATACTGGTGCGGGAGGTGTTGCGTATGGACGCAAAGACGGAGCTGGAGCGGAGGCTGGTAGGACTGGCCCCCGGTATGGAGACGGAGATCAGACAAGTCCTGGAGGCGTACCGGATTACCTGGGCAGAGACAGGCGGCGCCCTGGCGCTCCGTGAGCGGATCGAGTCATTCCTGGCGGCGAAGCGGATCGACGGCCTGTCCCCCAAAACGCTGAAAGACTATGGCCTTGTGCTGCGGTCTTTTGCGCGGAATGTAGACAGGCCGCCGGAGGAGATCACCGCCGACGATGTCCGGCGGTATCTGGCCGGACTGTCGGAGCGAGGGCTGAAGAACGGGAGCATCGTCACCCACGCCAACACGCTGCGGAGCTTTTTCGCATGGCTGGAGCTGGAGGACGTGATCGGGAAAAGCCCCATGCGGAGGATCAGGAGCCGGAGCGTGGACCGGACGGCGGCTCGCCGCCCTCTGACAGAGGCGGAACTGAGCCAACTGCGGAAGGGCTGCCGGAACATCCGGGACCAGGCGCTGGTAGAATTCCTGTCCTCCAGCGGCTGCCGGTTGAGCGAGGCGGCAGGGATTCGTGCGGAGCAGGTGGATTGGAAGCAGAGGAGTGTACGCGTGCTGGGAAAGGGGCGGAAGGCGCGGACGGTGTTCTTCTCCGTCCGGGCTGGACAGCTTCTGCGGGAATACCTGAGTCAGCGGGAGGGCGGAGACGCGCTTTTCGCGGCGGTCAGAGCGCCATGGCCCCCTTTGACGCCGGGAGGTATTGAGAAAGCCCTGGCACGAATCGGGCAGCGGGCCGGGCTGGAACGGCGGGTCCACCCCCACATCCTGCGGCATACCTTTGCCACGCAGGCCCTGAAAGGCGGGATGGCGCTGCCGGTGATTCAACAGCTCCTGGGGCATGAGGACCCCAAAACCACCATGATCTACGCCGCGATTCTGCCGGAGGCTGCGCGGCGGGCATATAGGAAAACATTTGACCGAAAGGAGAACGACCATGAATGAAACGACTGTGACCACGGTAAAGGCCGCCATCGCGGCGGCGGTGGCTACCATGACGGCCCTGTGGGGCTGGTTCGGGTGGCTGGTGATCGCCTGGGTGCTGCTGATGCTGGCGGATTGGCTGATCGGCAGCGCGGCGGCAGCCAAGGAGGGGCGCTGGTCCAGCGCCAAGATGCGGGAGGGCGCCTGGCACAAAGGCGGGATGATCCTGGTGGTGTGCATCGCCCTGGTGGCGGACTGGCTGATCGGGAGCATCCTGGGGCATATCCCGGCGGTGTCCCTGCCATTTACATATTCTGTTTTGCTAGGGCCGCTGGTGATCGTCTGGTACATCATCGGAGAGCTGGGTTCCCTGGCGGAGCACGCCGTTACCTTTGGGGCACCTGTCCCCTCCTGGCTGCGGAACATTTTGGAGATCGGCAAAAATGCCGTGGACGCCGCCGGGGAGAGCATCGCCGGCGAGGGCGGCGGAGACGATCCGAAGGAAAGCGAAAACACCAAAAACGAATAGGCATCAAGCCGCTGTGCGGTTGATATTAAATTTTGAAAAGGAGATTTTGAACATGAAGACTGTGGAAGAAGTGCTGCAGAAGTACACCCTGGGCGAGGCCGGTAAGGACGAGACCAACGACGGTCTGAAGGAATTGGGCTCTCCCCTGCGCCTGAACCCTGACCGGAATGTGATTACCCCGGAGGAGCTGGCGGAGACCCGTGTGGGCGAGACCCCTGCTGAGGCCAACGGATGGGGCATTCTGGACCACGGCGTGGGCAGCCTGGAAAAGGTCCATGTGGTGAACGGCCGCACGGTGGACGTGGACATGGGACATGAGGCCGCCTATGTCTACATCGCCGGGCGCAAGTACCGCCTGCGGAGCGATGTGCTGACGGAGGAAGACTGATGAAGACATACATCGGGACCAAGATCATCCAGGCGGAGCCGGCGTTCCGGATCGATGGGGAGATTTATCCTGAGAGCGGTCCGGTCCCAAGAAGCATGAACCGCGAGGAAGGCTACCGGGTCCATTACCCGGACGGATACGAGAGCTGGAGCCCCAAGGATGTGTTCGAGCAGGCCTATCTGCCGCTGACCGTCAACCCCGATCTGCGGACAGACGCTCCCAGCATCAGTCAGCAGATGGTGGATGACTTCATCCTGGAGACCTGGACGCAGACCATGGGAGACAAGACCACAGTGGTCCGGGCCCTTCTGCGGAACGGGTTCGAGATTGTGGAGAGTTCTGCCTGCGTCAGCGCGGAGAACTACGACGAGAAGCTGGGCCGGGAAATCTGCCTGGGGAAGATCAAGGACAAGGTGTGGTTCCTGCTGGGCTTCCTGCTGCAGACCGCGGTACATGGCGTGAAGAAGGCGAAAACGGAGGCAGGCAGGCCGGCCTACGCCATGACCTTCGGCATGGCCATTGAGGCGGCCAAGAAGGGCAAACGCATTGCCCGGAAGGGCTGGAACGGAAAAGGCCAGTATGTGGAGCTGGCAAAGGCCATCAGTTACAAAAGCCCCACCGGCGCGGTGGTGAATGCGGAGCACGACGCCATTGGGAACCAGGCGCTGGCCTTCGTGGGCACCTCCGGCGTGCAGATGGGCTGGCTGGCCTCCCAGGCAGATATGCTGGCGGACGACTGGGAGATTGTGGAGGGCTGATATGGTCCATATTGAGAGGACGCCGCTGAAGATGATCCTGCGGGCGGTGGTCTACCAGAACACGGAGAAGCTGTCCCTTTCGGAGATCGTGGAGCGGGAGAAGCCGGACCTTGCCATGACAGGAGCGTTTTACAATCCTGCCGAATGGGCGCCGGTGTGCCCGGTGAAGGCGGGCGGGACCGTCCTGTTTGCGGATCAGCAGTACAGCTACTGGGCCCTGGGCTGGGACGTGGGAGCCGACATGCTCCCCGTCCTGGTCCCCCCCGGCGGGGAGAGCGACTGCCGGAACTATGTGGCAAACTGCCTGCTGGTCCGGGCGGGACGGCCCCAGCAGAAGCTGACCTACAACGCCGACGTAGGCGGCCGGCGGGGCCGGGTGGCCGTGGGCCTGACGAAGGATACCTGGATCACCTATGGGGCGTCCGACGGCTCCAGCGGAGCCATGACGCCGGAGGAACTGCGGGACTACATGGCGGGCCAGGGCTGTCAATTCGCCGTGATGATGGACGGCGGAGGCAAGGTCAATCTGTATGTGAAGAGCGAGAACGTCCTGATCCAGGGCAAGGACCCCAGCCAGAACCTGATCCTGCTGTACCTGGACGACGGAGAAACGGAGGAAGCACCTGTGAGCGAGAAAAAGACGGTTTGCCTGGACCCGGGCCACGACGCAAGCAACCTGGCCAACAAGAGCCCGGACGGCACCTACTATGAGCACGAGTTCGCCCTGGACATGGGGAACCGGATCAAGGCCATCCTGGAGCGGTACGGTGTGGCCGTGACGATGACCCGCACCGGCGGCGAGGCGGTGAGCCTGGCCCAGCGGTGCAAGATCGCCAACAACATCCGGGGGCTGGACCTGTTTGTGAGCCTGCACTCCAATGCGGCGGCGGGCAGCGGCTGGTCCTCCGCCTCCGGGTGGAGCGCCTATGTGTTCAGCAAGACCAGCGGCGGATATACCGCGGCGCAGAGCATCCTGGAGGCGGTGAGGGCAGCGGGGATCGCGGTGCGGTCCACCCCCATCGTGGAAGCCCCGTCCCTCTACGTGCTGAAAGGGACGGTGGCGCCGGCGGTGCTGATCGAGCACGGCTTCCACACCAACGAGGGCGACGTGAAAAACCTGCGGAACAGCAGCTACCGGCAAAGATTGGCGGAGGCAGAGGCCCGCGGCATCCTGGACTACCTGGGTATTGCCTGGGAGGAAGAGGACGCACCGGAGCCGGCAGAGCCGACGGAGGCTGAAAAAGCGGTGGAGTGGATCACCAGTGAGGGCATTATGCTGGGCAACAGCGCCGGGGACCTGATGCTGGATCAGGGCATGACCCGCAAACAGTTCGCCGTCATGCTGTACCGGTATCACAAAAAATTCCATCCAACATAAACGGACGAGGGGCCGGCCGGTG